TCTCTAGGCTCATGAATCCGCCGGCGTAAGCCGCTGCCACGAACGCGATTGTGGCGGACTGATCTTTGGGAAGCCCGCTTCTGATGTCGACTGTGATCTTCGCAGGATCTAGTGAGTTTCCGAGAAGCTGGTTGTAGAGCACTTCTACCTTCGGGATAGCTCTCTTGAGGGCCTTGGCGAAGCGCTTCACCCTGGAGAGCGTGGGCTGAAGCTTCAAGGCCAGTGCTGTGCCGCTCTCTGCTTTGTTCGCCTCCTCGACCTTCACCAAATCGAGCATGTAGAGAAGCTGGTTCATCTTGTCCTCGATGGCGTTCTCTACAGCTCCGAGTTCAGCCTGCCAAGTGAGGTATTCTGCCCTGCTAGATCCGGGCTCCAACAGGATAGGCTCATCCAGATGGATCTCCCACTTCTGTTTCGCCTGATCGAAGTGATTGAAAGCCGATTCAGGTGCCATGAAGATCGGCCTGGAGAATTTCGCCAGCACCTCTTCCCTGCGTGCGAAGGCCAGCTCCAGGGCCTCGATCAGAGAAGCGACTGCGGGCGTATAGTCCGAGCGGCCATAGCGGCGATCTGTAGAAAGAGCGTTGTCGACGCGGACGATCAGGATGTCATCGACGCCCGTTGCCTGCTTGCCATCGGCGGATACCTTCAAGCCCGCATAAGCAGGGAACGAAGCCAGATCTTTTCGATCTCCTAGCTTCCCGCCACGCAGCTCATAGACGAGATGCTGGATGTAGCCCCTGCCGTGAATCGTGAACTTGACGTATTCGGTCTTGTCGACCTTGAATGGCCGGAAGAATACGTATTCTGTGGCCTTGCGCCAGTTCACGGGATCATTGACTATATAGCAGTTCTCCGGACTCTGGGCAAATATGCCATCTTCTGTGATTTCGTATAGCCCAAGCCCGAACCTGGATACGTCGATCAGGACTTCCTCGTCTGGGCGCTCGTCCTGTAGATCCTCGCCGTCATATTCGACATCAGGATCATCGCCCAGTATGAGATTGATGTAATTGGCTGTGGCCTTCTCACCCCAGCCAAGGATGACCGGCACTTTCTTGTCGTCGTCGGCTTTGTCCCGAAGATAGGCGGCGTACTTTCCAAAGACATCGTGCTGGTTGTTGTACACGGCACGATTGAAAGCATGCTCCGCCAAGCGAGCTGCCTCGTCTGCATCTTCAGGAGGCCAGGGCTTGCCTGGTGCGATCCAAGATAGGTCAGTGAGCATCAATATCTTCCTTGATCTGGCCGTATTCTGCGATTGCTTTCGCCCGATTCACTAGGATCTTCTGATAGCAGCTCTGGCAGCATTCCAGGCCTGTGAGGTTGTCCTGGCCGGGTTCTGCCTGGCCGATGAACGGCCTGAACTCGATGATCCTGATTGGTATAGGCTTCTGCCGGAGCTTTGTCAGGTCTCGGCCACAGAAAATGCAGATCATATTGGTCTCCTTCTGAAAATCCTTCTACAGGCGTACCGCAATGCGTCTAGAGCGTGGTCGTTCTGTTTCAGTGGCCGATCTTCTCCGGCTTCCTGCGATTTGGGATCCCAACAATACCCTGGAAGCTCAGTTAGCAGGTTCGTACATGAATCATGAATCAGGAGCTTGCCAGAAGAGAAAGCACTTGAAACGTCCATGATACCGGCCTTGACATCGTTGTCTGCATCGTGTATATGCATGAATCCGTCTCTCCTGAGCTGCACCTTCAGCGGAGATGCTGACGGATCGACCTCGATGGACTCAGGATACCATCTGCCAGAATCGTGTTTCAGGAATGCAGCCAGGTCTTTTGATATCTCGTTGTCTGTCTTTTGGCGGCTTTTTGTGGCATCATGATAGTACTCCTTCCAGACGATCCACTTTCCAGCATGCGGACCATCTGCAGCCAGGCCGACCATCACAAAAGAGGTCACTGATGAGATGCCAAAATCTACGCCCACAACGAGCCTGGACCATCGGTTTGGCAGATCGTGGATGACATGAGTAGATTCGTTGAACATGTCGTATACAGCGCCCTCGGCCATCACCCACAGGCCCAGGATATACCGTTTGTACCAAAGGCCTGTATACTGCTTTTTTAATTCGCCCTTGACCTTTTCCGACAAGAACGGATTGTCATCGAGCGTGAAGTGCCACGAGCGGCCATTGACATCGTCGAGCCTGTCCAGGTAGCCCTTCTTGATATAGTGCATCGGGCTGTCTGGGTTCATCGTGGCTATGATCTTGATACCGTCCGCTGCTGTGCGGGTTCCGAGCATCTCCCAGACGTCTTTTGGGTATGTGGGTGCCTCGTCGCAATACGCTCCTACAGCTCCTTTGCCCTGGAGCTTGCGCATTGCAATGATATTTCCGGCACCGAACAGGTAGACGTCTCGGCCAAATAGCTGAAGCGTTCCGATGCCCCTATTCAATACAGCGTGCTTCGGGCCGACGAGTTCGATCAGTGGATGGATGACGTTCTGTATCAAGGTCTCGCGGGTGTTGCCCATCATGATCAACGGGCCCTTCGGGGCGAAGTTCTCGACCCAGTCGCACCAAGCCAGTATTGAGCCGAAGGTTTTGCTCGACCGGACTGCGCCCTCAAGGAAGAAGTATTTCGTTTCTGAGTCGTCCACGAAATCCAGCCAGACTTTTGCGGCTTTACTGCTCGGTGGTGGTGGTAGCCACGCCACGCCTCAGAGCCTCCCTGATCTCGTCCAGGCCGGACTTTTCTTTGATTACGACGGAAGGATTGCGCCTGTCCGCCCATCTCTCAGGGCATCTATTATACAGGTATACTTGCTGGGCGGTCACGTTTCCAGGGATTCCTCTTTTCGGGTCGCCCCTCGCGTTCTGGAACAGCGCCTCTTCGATGATTTCACACGCATCCATTTCAGCTTGTGCAACGGCTTCTGCAAATTTTGGATACTTGTTTAAATGTTTTTCGAATGTGCTGCGATGGATGCCTACCTTTTTGCACGCCCGTCCTCGACGCCAACCGTTGGCGAGAAGATCCAGGAAGACTGCCTTGCGAGCATCATCGAATTTTTCACGCATGGTATCACACGAGTTTTGGTTCAAGACCTGCGTCTAGGCACCGTTGCAATATGACAGCACAATATTTTGGATCGATTTCCATGCCAAAGCAGATGCGACCACATCGTTCTGCTGCGATGACCGTAGTACCTGAGCCCAGAAACGGATCATAAACATCGTCGTCTTTTTCGCCGTGATTGCGTATTGGGCGAGCCATGCACTCCAATGGCTTTTGTGTTCCGTGTTCTGTGATCTGATCTTCATTATCCGAACCTTGTGTTCGATGAACGTTTTCTATTTCCCATATGGTGCTTTGTTTCCGGTCGCCCTTCCACTTGGATGATTCGCCCGACCGCACTGCGTACCAGCACGGCTCGTGTTGCCAGTGATAATGTCCTCTGCCAAAAACTATAGCTTGCTTTTTCCAGATGATCTGCGTTCGGATCTCAAATCCTGCGGCGCGGAGATTGAGAGCAATGTCAGCCGCAAAACGACCAGCGTGCCAGACATACGCCACCCGGCCAGGAAAATACGTATACGCAACGGTCCAATCAACGCGATTATCGTTTTGAACTTTTCCTTCCCGATATTTCCATCTGGGATCAAGATTTCTCCTCCAAGAGGGATCATATTCTACGCCATATGGAGGATCGGTGACCATGATAAACGGCACATGGCCATTCAAGAGCTTGGATACATCGCCCTCGACGGTGCTGTCCCCGCACATCACTCTATGACTCTTACCAGGCGAGGCCTTGCTGGGAATCTCCCAGACCTGCCCGTACTGAGTATTCCACTTGTGCTGCAGCTCTTCCGCCTTGTCGGTCTGAGCTTCTGGGCCTTCTGAATCATCTAAAATATCTGCGTTTAGATCTTCAAGGGTATATCCGGTCAGATCAATGTCTAAATTATCTGTAGATGTTATGATGTCCTTGACCAGATCCAGATCTGGGTCTGCTAACTCCGCTAGCCTGTTATCGGCCAGGATATCCGCCCATTCCTCGGCCTCGTTCGCATATTCCTGGTACTCTACAGGCGCGCATGTGACTGGGATGGCCTCTGCAAACAACAGCCGTCCGTGCCCTTTCGTCACGAAACCAGAACGCTTGCTGATGGTTATCGGAGCACGCCAGCCATTGCCTTTTATGATCCGCGCGCCCAATTTTATCTGGGCGTCGCTGTGTTTGTTTGGATTTCGAGGATTGGGGATGATTTTGACTAAATCCAATATTTCATCGAATCTGCAATAAACTGGTATCCCGTCGGCGTAAACTTCAACCATGTAGACCTTTTTATATGATGTAGATTTTGCTGAATTCCTGGCTTAGGGAGAAGTACGGGCCTGGGTGGGTGTAGATCTAGGAAGGGAGTGAAAAGAAGATCCAGGCCCGAACGCTGAAGGCAGGAGTCGAACCTGCTAGACCATCATTGCTTCAGCCACCCGCCGAGGATCAAGCAGAGCCTATCGAACTCTGGCTCTCTGCCCTCGAATCGCAGTCCTTGGGGGG